AAGTTGGTACTCGTGCATACGCAAAACGTTACGGTTGCTTGTAGTCACCTTGAAGGCTTTCTTGCTGATTTCTGGGATTTGAATAGTTTTGATTTCCATTTCTCTTTACTCCTTTAACAAAAATAGAGGTCAGGCCGTGAGCCCGACCTCTTGCGAATTATTTAGATTATCCACCGACTACTGGTGTACCAGTGAGAACATATCCACCAAATACTTCTTTGAACATGTTAGCTTTATCAAAAGTAGATGCTCCAGAATAGTATTTCTTGTAAGGCTCATTACCAAACGCATCCGCTGACAAGGCATTGAATGTCATGTTATCGTCTTGGCGAGTTTGGGCAGTATCAGTATCTGTAGCAACGTTTTGAGTTGATTCTTGCATGATACCATTAGCGAAACCAAAGAACACTGAGTGTTTGCGGTCAAGTGTTTCAGATTCAATCAATACCGCTGTGTGTGGTTTTTCACCGTCCATCACATAACCACCCTTGCCATCTGGTTTGAAACCAAGCATTTTCTGTTTGATTTCAAAGTCAAGGTTATTGAAGTCGAACGCTACTGTTGGTGTACTGAGTTGTTCCCAGGAACTTTAGTCGCTTGACCTTCCAAGTTAGAGATGTTAGCGGTACGAGTACCGAGCATCTTAGAGTCAACTTCGATTACACCGTCTGTTGAAAGGCCATCAGCACCTTTAAGTAGTTTTTGGGTTTTAGGGTCAACCAATGCAAGGCGGACCATTTTCAAACCTACAATTGCCATATAGTAATATCTCCTTTGTTAAATTAATCTGTCGAGGGCAACAAAAAAGACCGCCGTGATCTGCAATGTATCGGGGTCTATACTATGTTCTCTCATATCTGTAATTGAGTAGTGTTCAGATTTTAGGAACTTCAATAGTTCCATTTCAAAGGCTTCGATATCAAAGTCGATATCAGCCTTGTAGAAAATCTGGACTTCTATTCTATCTGTTTTACTGAAAAAGGTATTGTTTCCGCTTAAGTCAAGGGATGGATTGCTTTCAGTGAGTAACACGATTGTCTTATCGGTGTTTTCTTCGAGTTCTTTCGGCAAGTTGTTCGCATATACTTCACTTATTTCACCAAATTCTTTGCCGTCAATTAACTCTTTTAGTTTTACGGTTGCTAGCACTTAATCACTTTCCTCCTTTTCTACGGATGAGTTTTTCATACTCCTCTTTTTCTGCCAATAGCACTTTCTTTTGAACGCTGCTATCGTTCTGGACATTGGTAACGAAATGATCAGCACGATATTTCTTAGTGCCGTCATTTAATCGTCTGGCATTTTGGGCGTGGTAATTATTTTTCCAGCCTACGGTTGCCACACCGTTCTTTCTGCCGTCCGCATTAGTGGATTGGACAGATAAACCGTCAGCCATGTGCCCGTACTTCAAATCTCTTTTATTTGAGTAGTGTTTCTCACGAGTCACTTCTTCCAACTCTTTTTGAAACACTTTCGCACCAGCGGTTGTAATCTTTGCTTGTTCCGCTGGTGTGATATCGCCAATGCTGGCTACCGTTTCAAGCCAGCCCTCTAGTGCTTCATCAAGCCCTACCATAAGCTATCACCCAACTTTCTTATGCTTTCTAAGTGTCAGAAAGTCGTAGCGGTTAAGCCCAAAGTTTTCGTTTGGACTAACACGCACAATATCATACTGAGTGCCGTTAAGAACAGCCACTTGGCCTTCAATCACTTTAGCGTTATGGCGAATGACAATCACTCGTGTATCGCTTTCGCCGTTTTGTTGGGCCAAATACTCTTGATTGAGTGTGCGAATGTGGGGTTTATAGTGCAATGTAAACTGTTTCACGAATTTCGGCACGCTCACACCCGTGAATTTGTTAGGGGTGCTTTGGTATGTGCCAAAATCAGCCTTGAAACGAAAGTCTGAGGGTAAGTATCTAACTTTAGGCATTAGTCACCTCTTTCTTCACTGTACGTTGCGTATAAGCCCCTTAATTGCCCAATTATGCTATTCAAAGTGAGATTGACCGGATAAGTCACCGTGTCCGTTAGAGCTACTCGATAGGTGAAGTATGAACTTGTTAGGGCTATTACAGCCGTGTCGTATAGAGATTCCACACTCTCAAGGTCGTAGAATTTCTTATCACTACCGACTGCATTGATAATGTACTGTTGAGCTGATTCAATGTAAGCTGGAATGAGTGCAGTGTCGTCTGTCTCATCCAGATTAAGAGTCTGCATGATGGTTTCCTTAGATACACTCATTGCTTACCTCCTAAATTAAGCTCCTGGAGTAAGATTGGCTTTTTGGTCAGCGATTGCTTTAAATGACGCTGGCACAAACGCTTCTTCATCGGTTTTAACAACGTCGAAACGGTCAATAACACGTACTTTAGTCGTATCAGTTTCAAATGCTCCACCACCGATGTTAGTTGAAAGTAGTGACAAGTGTTGGCGGTCAAAGAGTGTTACCGCTTGTTTCAAATCGCCAAAGTACAATGGCATAGCTCCACCAGTGCCATTAGCAAGCCAGCGGTCAGAAACTTCTTTAACCATGAAGCCATCGATTGAGTATCCAGTAGGTGATTTCACATCACGTTCCATGAGGTAGTCACCCATTGCGTTCTTAACTTTCTTAAGGGCAGTAAAGCCAGAAGTGTTAGTCAAGAAGAATGAAGTTTGCTTGATAGCTGGGTCAACTTTAGCTTCAAGATCAATGATGTCATCCCATTTAGCCAATGTTGGTTTGGCTGGGAGTGTAGCAATAACTTCCAAGATAGCTTTGTTACGAGTAACAACGACTTTCTTAGCAATCCAACCAGACAACCATGCAAGGATATTTTCGGCAGAATCAGCAAGCAAGCTGTTAGTTACTGTTGAGATCCCAGCATAGCGTTTGATAGCGTAGCGGATAAGAGAAAGTTTTGGATCGTCGTTATTACCGATTTGACCAGCTTCATCGTCAATTTTAGTAAGCCCAGTAATATCAGCCCATTTTTCATAGACACGAGAACCAGTAAGAGTAGTTACGTTTTCGACATTAACATACTCTTGCAATGAATCGTATTGACGAACCAATGTATTGATAGCTGTGCGAATATCTTGTGGGATAGTCAAGCCAGCGTCAGAGCCAGTAGCGTCTGTTTTTGAATCAAGCAAATTTTGGTAGCGACCACGAACGAGGTTTTTAAAGTCTTTAACAAAGTTAGCTTTAACTTCTTCTTCGTTCTCAGTCAATGGTTTTTTGTCTTCTTCTGGCATGTTAAGCACTTCGTTAGCACGCGCTTCTGTGTACTGTTCTTTAAACATGTCACGTTTCATTTTAGCAGTGTCACGCTCATTCTTGATTGCTTGCAATTCTTCAGCGGTTACTGAATCATCAAGCATAGCTACGTTAAGTTTTTCATTCAAGTTTTCGACCTTGTCGCCTTGTGCAACCCAAAGGTCATGCAATTCGTTTGATGTTTTCATTAATCATCTTCCTTTCATTTTTCAAGTAAAATCGCCAATTTCTGCTCACGCAATGAATTGGTTTTAGGTGTAGCAATCATATTCTTAAATTTAGTGATTGCTGATTTGCTTGGTAGTTGATGTACGGCGTTAGTAACCATGATTTCTTCTTCATCGTTATCGAAGAACATGATTTCATCCGCAAAGCCTTTATCAACGGCAGTTTTAGCATTAAGCCATGTTTCTTTAGCCATAAGATCTAAAAGCTCTGGTTGTTTAAGACCAGTCTTCATTTCATAAGCTAATGCGATAGACTCATCAATGCTATTTAAGACTGCTGATTGGTGCTCTAGGTCATCCGCATTACTGTGTCCAGGGTCTACCGAAGCCTTATGAATCATCATTTGACTTGTTGGGGACATCCTAACAACGTTCCCAGCCATAGAAATGACACTCGCAGCACTAGCGGCAAGCCCTTGCACGTTAACCACAATACGCTTGCCGCTGGCTTTAAGCATGGTATAAATTTCGCTTGCTGCAAACACATCACCACCGTTTGAAGCAATGTTAAGCGTGATTTCTTCGTCTTCGTCGTTTTCGATAGCATCTTGAACCATTTTTGGATAAGTGCATGTCATTCCAAAGAAATCATAAAACGCTACTAGATCATTGCTTGCAATATCGCCTTTAATGTCAATCTTGCCCATTTATCTCACCTCCTTTCAATACGGTACGGTTAGGATTCTTACCCTCTGGCAACTCTTTAGGCAGAATTTCAGCTTGTTGCAAAATATACAAGCCTTGATTTTGTGCGAGTGTGCCACTTTTAACCATGCTATTGATACGGCTGATATAGTTAGCACCAGTCGGGTCAACCGCTGGGAAAATATCTGCATCCACATCGCATGAAAGTTTCTGAGATAACTCACTAAGAAATGGTCTTAAATAGCGTACAACTGCTTTAGAGTAGACGTTAGAGCTCATTTCTAGTGAAGATTGTTGGTCCCCTTGTCCACCGACAACGTTCTCTGGGATACCGTAGACTTTTGCAAATTGTCCGGTCGTCCAGTCCGCTTGCTTAAGTAGTTGGGCCACGTTGGACTTGATTTCAAGGGGTGTGAAATCCTCTAAAT